AATTAATCCACGCCTACGAAATTCTTCTACCGTTAATCTAAGAACCAGTACAGCATCTTCTGAATAGATCATTGCATCTACTAACTCGCCGAGTAAAGTATGGCGTTCTACTGTAGTTAATTCCATCCATTTAGGCATTTGCATTTTGGACATATTGATTGTGTTTTAATTGTTAATGTATACTTTGATTTGCATATCCGGCATTTCATCCATATAGGGATCAGGTTCCGGATCTTGTTCTTTGTAGAAGTTGCCATATTTTTCAAGTTGCCAAATTTCGTAAGGTGTCATTTGATTTTGGTATAATGTTTTTCATATTTGTTATCCCATATCTTTTGGCCCATTTCTAGGGTTGATTTGATATCGTTTAATGAGGATTCTAAGTTTCCTGTTTCAATATCAATTGCTAGCATTTTAATACGAGCCTCATAGTATCCGACTAGATAGGCCATGTTTGAGTTGTAGTTGATTTGTTCGGTTGTCATAATTAAAAGTTATCGGCAAAGCATAAAGCTAATGCCAGTAAAATAATAGCGATTGTTTGAAGTGTTGATTTGTTCATTTTGTTTGCAGTGTAGGATGCTGCACCCCTTGTTTATTTAGTTATCTTCCTATGTACTCTTGATAAAAAATCTTAGATCTAAGGTGATCAACTATAGACTCGTCAGTTGTTTCAACACTATAAACACCTTTAATCCTAATACGAAGTTCCTTGCTTTCACCTGTGGCAACTTTCCAGCCATCAACAATTTTGATAACAAATACGCAGTTTGAATCTTTAATCTTTTTCATTTTATACGCAGTTGTTAGGATGCTGCACCCCTTCTTTATTTTTAGAAATTTTCCGCTTGAAGTATCTTTACATACTTTTCATCAAATTTTGACAATTCGTTATTATATTGTTCATCGGTAATATTTTTATTTTCTCTTATAAATTTCATCATGTACTGCTTAATTTTTCTTAGCGATTCCTTATTTTCATTTTCTATTTTCTCTTTTTCTTCTGCCTCTTTTCTATCTATTACTTCAATACTAATTTTTGCGTTCCCATTTATCATACCAAAAAAATACTTTACTGTTATGTAAAAACCATCAATAATACATTTAGCCTCATAGGTTTTTCTACCAACTAAATCAAACCCACTTAATTTTGTAATAATAAAATCAGCATCCTTAAAAGAAACCCATTGAGTAAATGTGTAAAAACCTTCAGAATAAGTTGCCTTTGTGTCTATTTTACACATTTTGTTGATTGACCAATAAATACCATAAGCAACCCTTTTTTGATTTGGGTTTGATAATTTGTCAAATAAAGTTTGAATAGTCATTGTGTTTGGTTTTGTTTGTTTGATGGAGTAAAAGTACAAAGTTGTTTTGATATAAAAAAAATATTTTTTAAAATATTTTTTTGCAGTTGTTAGGATGCTGCGCCCCTTGCTTATCAATATCCTACTTTATAAAATTTAAGTATTCTTTTTGCAAATTTTTCTATGGTAGTAAAAGTTGTGTATTTGCAATCATTGTGAAATTCACACATCAAGAAAAGATTTTCTTTTACATAAAAAGCAGTATTATTATTTTCAAATTTTACTCCTTCGTTAAGCATCTTAATAATCAGTTTAGTTGTCATTGTATGTGCTTTTGTTTGTTTGATAGAGCTAAAGTACAACCTATTTTTTAAATAAAAAAATATTTTTTAAAATAAATATATTTTTTTTTATGAAATACTATTTGTACCTTTACGCAAATAAAATTAAAACACATGGAAAAACAAAAGCCAGGTAGAAAAAAAATACCTGAAGATCAAAAGGTCAAAATGGTAAGTGCTTATATTAATGATAAGCAAAAGAAAGCCATCTTAAAAAAATTTGGCAGCTTAACAGAGGCAATAAGAGAAGTAGTATTGCCAAGATTATAAAACAATAAAAACTCAACAAAATGAATCAACTAGAATTAAAAAAAGCCACAAGAAAAAAAGTCAAACTAAGACTTAACTTATCTGCACCATCTGGAGCTGGAAAAACGTATGGAGCATTACTGCTAGCAAAAGGTTTAGTAGGATCATGGGATAAAATTGCTGTAATAGATACAGAAAATGGATCAGCTTCGTTATACGAACACCTTGGTGATTTTAATGTAATAGATCTTGCTCCACCATTTTCACCTGAAAGATATATGCAAGCGATAGACGCATGCGTGTCAGCAGGAATAGAAGTAATTATAATAGACTCGTCTTCACATGAGTGGTCTGGTCCTGGTGGTTGTTTAGAAATAAACGAAAAACTTGCACAAGCAAAGTACAGAGGAAACACCTGGTCTGCATGGAATGAAACAACGCCAAGGCATGATTCTTTTGTACAAAAAGTTCTTCACTGTGATGCACATGTAATAACTTGCACAAGATCTAAGATGGAAACAATTATGGGTGAAGATAAGAAAGTTAAAAAAGTTGGCATGAAAGACATCCAAAGAGATGGCTGGGAATACGAACTTACTGTATCGCTTAATATTGATAGAGACACTCACATGGCAATTGCATCAAAAGACCGTACTGAATTGTTTGAAGGTAAGGAGCCTTTTAAAATAACTGAAGCAACTGGTTTAATGATTAAAGACTGGTGCGATAAAGGTATTGTTCCTGAGAAGAAAAAAGAAGTAGACTATATTGACATGCTAGACAATTGTAATTCTAAAGAAGAGCTTACAGAAGTTTGGAAATCTCTACCAGTACAAATTAGAGCATCACAGCAAGTAATTGATTTTAGCAAAGTAAAAGCATTAAGCTTTAATAAAATAGTCGACCTATGAGTAGCACAATGGTTAGTATAATAGACAAGCCACTATCTAAAACAGATATAGAGCAAATAGTTAGCAATGTATTTGACAGAGTTAGTAATGGAACTTTAAACACATTAAACTTGGCTATTGTAATGAATAGCATAGAGTATCTAACTAAATCAGTTAAAGAAAAAATACAGTCAGAAGTTATAAATGAGCTTTACAAATACCCTAAAAACAAGGCAGAGATTAACGGAGCCACTGTATCTAGTATGGATTTAGTAAAGTACGACTACTCGGCCGTTGATGGATGGCAGGAACTTGAAGATCAAATAATAATTCTAAAGCAAAAGCAAAAAGAGTTAGAAGAGAATGAAAAAAAATATCATAGAGGAGATCTACCAATTAAATCAGCAACATCAACTTTCAAAGTACAATTAGCCAAATAAACAAAACCGCTGGTTGACGGGTAAAATCAACCAAATAAAACTATGGCAACAAATATAGCCGTTAAACTAGATGTTAAGAAGATTGACAAGTCAAAACTTTATCAAGGTGAAAAAGGCACCTACCTAGATGCTGTCATTATTATGAAAGACGAACCAGACCAGTATGGCAATATTGGTATGATAGTTCAAGGTAGTACAAAAGAAGAAAGAGAACAAGGAATAAAAGGTGCTATTCTTGGGAATGTTAGGTACATTCAAAAACAAGTACAAGAACAACCTAAGGTAGACTTTAACGACCTGCCATTTTAAAACTAATAGGGGACTAAAAATCCCCTATTTTAAAAAACTAAAACATGAACATACTACATAGAGCAGATGAAATAGTTAATATTAGATCAGAAGAAAAAGAAAGAGATTACGGCCCATTTGAAGAAGGAATGCAAAAAGCTGCAGGTATTGCATCATTAATGTGCAATAAAGAGATAACAACTTCAGACATGTACAAGTGCATGATAGCGCTAAAGCTATCTAGAGAATCCTACTCTCATAAAGAGGATAATCTTTTAGATGCTTGTGCTTACATTGGATCACTAAATAAAATTTACGAAAAATGAAAACAGCATTTGTAGGAATACTTAATAACCCATCAACTAGTTTAAATAGTCATTCTGCTGGTTGGAATGAAATAGTTAGAAGATTAACAGACGAAGACTCAGTCATAATAAACGAAAAAGATAATTGGAAAGAGTATGATAGGTTAATCATAAATCATGGTCCTAACTTTAAAGAGGGTTCATTTAATATGATAGGTGGTATGTCTTTTGAGATAGAATCAAGGATAAAAAAACTTATCGAATGTAAACAGCATGGAATAGAAATACTACAATACGATGGGTTTCAAATGCAAGATTTTATAATTAAAAGAAAACTAAACTTTAGTTGGTCTGGCGAAATAAAGAGATACACAATACAGCATGACAGAAAACTACTAATAGGTGATAGTCATTCTATTTCTGTTTGGCCTGGAATAGACTATACCATACACAGGCTAGATGGCAAAACTTTATTCGGGTTTCTTAAAGATCCATATCCAGCAAGCTATTTTTATTTTGGCAACATTGACATTAGATTTCATCTATGTAGGCAGCCTGATCCTGAAAAAGCAGCAATAGAATTAGTAAAAAGATATATTAACTATGCAAAAGAATGTAGGGCTAAAGTCTCTTGCCTATTACCAGTAGAGTCAGAATCAAGGAAGCTACCAAATACTGGCTTGTATAAAGGAAAGAAATTTTTTGGCTCTAGAGAACTAAGGGCAAAATTAGTTAATCTTTTTAATTCTTATTTACTTGACTCAGGCTTAGAGGTAAACCAATGGCCAGAATCATGGTATACCGATATTGAGTTTTATGAAAAAGAAGTAATGGAACCTAAGCAATCGGTTCACTTAAGGCCAAAGTATTACGCATCTAAAATTAGCCATCTTCAATCAAAACTATTCTAATGAAAATAATACCAGAAGTGCTAGACGCAATAGACGAATACCACGAAAGAAGTTTATTAATGCAAAAATATTATTTTGAAAAAGAAAATATAGAAAACATAGAAGAAAAAGTAAATGATGATCTTATATTTAATGTTCCGATATACGATATGCTAGATAGAAGATACGCAGCTTTTAGTTCATTTCTTGAGGCACTAGATAAAAAAGAAGATGATCCAAAAGGAAATGGAATAAGGTTTAAGGATCATAAAATAAAAGAAGAATTTGATTTCTTTGTACTCTACTATCTATTTAGACTCTGCGGTTCAGGTATTGATTACAAGCCTGGTTCACATGGTTTTGGAAACTTCTGGATAGTTAAGATGATAGAAGACGGATACTATAAATCAGAAGACTGGTTGGCCAGTATACCTGATTCTAAATTTTGTAATAACAAGGGTTACTTACTTCCGCAGTTTTCTATTGGACTAAAGAAGTACATAGAAGACTATTCTATTGATCTTGTAAAATACTTATTCTTTGAATTTACACATAGAAGGCACAATATAATAGAGCTAGTAGATAAAGGAAATGCGTGGTTAACTAGTCATGGATTCAAAAGACAGAACTTTGTTTTATCTGCATTTGCTGCTGATGTTGCCGAATACTTCCCGGCTTATGTAAATCCAAGTAGTATGATCTACGCAGGCACTAATGCAAAGAAATGTATAAAAGCTATATTTGGAAAATGTGATGAATCAGAAGCTATAGACTTCTTGGCAAAAAGGTATAATTCAATACCGTATTCTGTAGAAGACTCTAGACTATGTGATCCCGTTAGATATTTTTTAGACTATCAATCTAAGTATCACATAGAAAAAAACAATGGAAAAGTATTTTATAACAATTCAATATTGAAAAAAACATGGACGCAAGATCAATACAAAAGTTTTCAATTACAACTTCAGAAATAAATAAGGACAACCTATACACTAAGCAAGAGTACCTAGATATGGTTGGTGACTTCGTGGGCTCGTTTCCTGATCCTATTATTGAAACCGTAGATGATAGGATAGTTGTAAGGGAAGATCTATTGTCAGTAGGAACAAAAGCTAGAGCTGGCGAGCTGCTAGTTGCGACATCAGAATCAGATACTATAGTTTACGTACAACCAAGGTTTGGGTTTGCTGGCATATCTCTTACAGAGTTATGTAAGAAATACAATAAAAGACTCGTGTTGTTTATGCCTTCGTCAAAAGAGGTATCTGATCATCAAGCTTTTTGTATAGAAAATGGTTGCGAATACCACTTCCATAGAATAGCTGCTATGCCTAATCTTAATATCATAGCAAAAAGATGGGCAGACGAGAACAATGGTTTTTTTATTCCACTAGGACTAAGGCATAGATTAGTTACTGCTATGATAATAAAAACAGCAACAGGAATAAAAGAGCCTACATCTTTCTGGACCGCGTTCTCTACTGGAGTACTAAATAGAGCACTGCAAATAGCATGGCCAAACTCAAAGGCAAACGGAGTTGCTGTGTCTAGAAACATTCATGAAGGGGAAAAGGGTAGAGCAAATATCGTATCACACTACAAAGACTTTAGTCAAAATAGTTTAATATTACCTCCCTTTCCAAGCGCAAAAAATTACGATGCTAAGGTATGGGAATACACATCTCCAGGAGATCTATTCTGGAATGTAGCAGGAGAAATAAAACATTCACTAAATAAACAAACAATTAAATCTTACAGACCATGGAATTAAAAAATGAATTTGAATCAATTAGACAGTGGGCAAAAGAAAGAGGCATCTATGAAAAAGGGGATCCTAAAACACAGTTTCTAAAACTACAAGAAGAAGTTGGTGAACTTGCTAAAGCAATACTAAAGAATGACGAAGAAGAAATTATTGATGCAATCGGAGACTGCGTAGTGGTACTAACTAACCTTTGTGAATTATGTAACATAAAAAAAGAAGGACGTAATTACATTGGGGAAATAAGTCAACTAAATATAGAGGACTGCATAAATTCTGCTTACGCAGTTATTATTAACCGAAAAGGAAAAATGATAAATGGAACATTCGTTAAAAACTAAGTTTTATTTATCTATTGCAGTAGCTGTAAGCAAAGCCTCTTACTGTGAAAACTACAAGGTAGGAGCGATCATAGTAAAAGATGATAATATAATTTCATTTGGATACAATGGTACGCCATCTGGTTTTACTAACAACTGTGAAATAGATGGAGTAACAAGAAAGGAAGTACTACATGCAGAATCAAATGCTATAACAAAATGCGCTAAATCGTTTTATAGTTCAAATGATTCTACTATGTTTTGTACTTTATCTCCATGCTTTGATTGCGCAAAGCTTATTGTACAATCTGGGATAAAAACAGTTTACTACATAGAAAAATATAGAGATGACTCAGGATTAGAACTATTAAAACAATTAAATGTATACACTGAACAGGTTTCAATCAGCGACTAAGGCTTTTGAATATCACTATTATCTAATTAATCATTTAGGTAAAAGAATATTTAATACTAAGACTATTTACAATTGTGGTTTCTTAATAGAGAATCCACTAGATAATGTTATTACAACTTCATGGAGAAAGTTTAACAAAGACTACGCCGAGTATGAATTTAATTGGTACTTATCTAAAGACAGGTCTGTTGCTGATATAAAACAAAGAGCAAGGATATGGGATACAATGCACTCTGGAGATAATATAGTTAACAGCAACTATGGTTGGCAGTGGAGTAGAAATAACCAACTAGACTACGTTATTGCTGAACTAGAAAGAGATAATTACTCTAGAAGAGCAGTACTAACTATTTACGATGGCAAAGAGCATGATCAATACAAGCATGACACTCCATGCACCTTGTCTATAGTTTTCTGTATAGAAGATGATAAACTATGCATGACAGTAACAATGAGAAGCAATGATCTTGTTTTTGGTTTTTGTAATGATCAATATTGTTTTTCAAAACTACAAGAAATAGTTGCACTTAAACTAAATAAACAAGTAGGTTGGTATTATCACTTTGCACAAAATTTACATATTTATGAAAAGCACTTTAAACTACACGAAAGAGAGGTATAACAAAGCGCACGAGGGTTGGTTTGCGGTAGAATATCCTAGTGCATACAAAGACGGCTTCTATCTTACACCTAGGTACCCAAAAGTAGATACATCAAATGGCTTAACTTCTTTTATTTGTAACTTTTTATCTTGGCAAGGCCATAGGGCTACTAGGATAAACGTCTCAGGTAGACTAGTTGAAGGTAAGGAAAAACAACCATCAGGAGTAAGTATAGGTGTAAAAAAATGGATTCCTTCTTCTACTCGTAAAGGTACTGCAGACATTTCAGCAACTATTAAAGGCAAGTCAGTAATGATTGAAATTAAAATAGGCGCAGATAAACCAAGGCCAGAGCAATTACAAGAACAAATAAAAGAAAGAAAAGCTGGAGGTATTTATGAGTTTATAAAAACACCAGAAGAATTTTTTAATTTGTACGATAGTATTTAGTTTCACATGACCCGTAGCATGGGTTCAACAATTTACTGGCCTCATTAGCTAGACTAGGATGCTACCCTTGTCATAAGCTTTTGAGGCCTTTATATTTTTATGAAAGAATCATTTTATTTTTCACACGATAGTAACGCTAGAAACGATGTTAAGATTTTAAAACTAAGACGAAGCCTTGGCCTAGAAGGGTATGGAATTTATTGGTGCATAGTAGAAATACTTAGGGATTCACCTGGGTATACGCTATCTATAAATAATATTGAAGACATATCTTTTTCTCTTAATATAGAAAATAGTAAAGTACTTACTGTAATAATTGACTATGATCTATTTGTGATAAATAATGATAGCTTTTATTCAGAAAGACTAATAAGAAGCATGGAGCAATACAAGGCTCTTAAAGAAAAAAAATCTCAATCAGGTAAAGAAGGAATGAAAAAAAGATGGTCTAAACCAAATCAACAAAACAAAATGATTCTATGATCAGCCACGAAAGCATAATAAAACTCAAAGAAATAGCTAGACTATCAGATGTAGTAGATGGATACGTTAAAACAAAAAGATCTGGATCAGACTATATAGCTTACTGCCCGTTCCATAACGAAAAGACGCCCTCGTTTAAAATAATGAAATCAAATGATTTCTACAAATGCTTTGGCTGCGGCAAGTCTGGAGATGTTTTCTCATTTATAATTGAAATGGAAAAGTGTAACTTCTCCGATGCAGTTAAAATTGTTGCAGCTAAATATAACTATGAACTAGATATTAGTACAAAGGAATATGTTAAACCACAACAGAGATTAGAGAAAATAAACCCGCAATACATAGATTGGTTTGAGAAAAGAGGCGTGTCTAATAATACTTTGTTAAGGTTTAAGGTCACTCAGGCTATAGAGTGGATGCCTAAGTCTAAGACAGAGGTTCCTACTGTATGTTTTAACTATTACAAAAAAGGTGAACTAGTTAACATTAAATTCCGTGGTCCTGGCAAGGACTTTAAGTTAGCAAAAGATGCTGAGTTAATATTTTACAACATAGATGAAATAGATGAAAAAGATGAAGTTGTTATTGTAGAAGGTGAAATAGATTGTATGAGTATGTATGAGGCAGGTATTTATAACTGTGTATCTGTTCCTAATGGTACTACTCCTAAAACAGGAATGCAACTAAAATACCTAGACAACTGCTATGAGTATTTTGTAAACAAAAAGAAGATAATTATTGCAACCGATAACGACGAGGTTGGTAAGTTACTAAAAGAAGAACTATCAAGAAGACTTGGTAAAGAAAACTGCTATCAAATAGAATACCCTAGTGACTGTAAAGATGCTAATGACATTCTAGTTAAGTACGGTAAAGATACACTAAAGCAAATAGTAGATGCGGCAAAACAATTTCCAATAGAAGGAATAGTATCAAATGATATTATCGAGCAAGAGGTATGGGATTACTACAAGAATGGCTACCCAAAAGGAATTGAAGTAGGAATACAAGGTTTTGATGATCACGTTAGACTAATGGAAGGACAAATGACAGTAGTGACAGGTATACCAGGTTCTGGCAAGAGTGAGTTTACCGATTACATAATGGCTAAAACATCAATAAATCATAATTGGAAATGGGCAATATGTTCATTTGAAAATACACCTCCTGTATTCCATGCTACAAAACTAATTGAGAAGCTATCAGGTAGGTCATTTGACCACAGAATCGACCCGACAAATAGAGTATCAGAATTTGAATTAGACATAGTTGTTGGCCATCTAAAGAGCAATTTTAGTTTTATAAACACAAGTGAAGCAGACATATCAATCGATGGCATACTATCTAAGACTACCGAGTTGGTTTTAAGAAAAGGAATTAAAGGTTTACTTATAGATCCTTGGAACTACATAGAGCATAATATACCAAATGGATACTCCGAGACTCAATACGTAAGTGAATGCTTAACTAAAATAAAGAAAACTGCACTAAAATTAGGCATACATATTATAATAATAGCACACCCTACTAAACTACAGAAAGATAAAACAACAGGTAAATATGAGGTACCTACACTTTATTCTATATCTGGATCTGCTCACTTCTTTAATAAAACCGATAACGGAATTACAATTTATAGGGATTTTTCTACTAATTTAGTTACTGTTTACGTTCAAAAAGTAAGATATTCTTGGCTTGGGAAGATAGGTTTTATATCATATAATTATAATACTTTTACAAGGCAATATGAGTTTACTCCATAATATTAATAAAAAACTATATTTTAACAAAAAAAAGCACAAAATTACCGTATGCAATATTATTATAATAATAAACACCCTGACAATCAATTAGTTAATAACAGTGTTATAACAGTGTTATAACAGACTCCGGCGAGTGTTATAACTATAAAGTAAATATACAGTTTGTGTTGTTCGCTAACGCGAACACAAACTAAAAAAAAATCATTAATTTTGGTAGTGAACAGTAGAAAAATACTAGAAGACATTTATAAGTCAAAAGACTTGAAAGATTGCATATCTAAAATTAGGCCAATAGATATTCAACAAGATGTTTTACAATGTACTTTCACTGAGTTACTTTTAAAAGATGAAAAGCTTATACTAGATTTATACATTAGAAACAAACTAATGGCCTATATTGTCAAGATGATCTACAATATGGTTAGATGGGAAAGGGGGTCATTTAGGTCATCTCAGTCAAAAGAGGTTTTTGTTGAAGAACTTCCTGAAGTTGTTGATGAACAAAAAATTGAAATAATTGTTGTACCTTTACAAAAGATACATTGGTATGAAGCTAAGATTTTAGAGTTGTATGCTGAGTTAGGAACTTATAGAAAAGTAGCAGAGGTTACAGGAATACCTCATATATCGATTTTTCACACTGTTCAAAACGCACGTAAAAATATAAAAAAACATATAGAGTTATGATAAACTTACAATACCTTTACGATCGGGTTAAGATCGGGATTGATGCTCACCCATCTGATATTGAAATAAAACAATTGATTGATCTAGCAAAAGAGATTAATCCAGAGCTTGAATGGGCTGTTAAAGGATGCCAATCATGTGTAAAGTCTTTGATATTATTTGTATTTGAAAGTAAAAAAGAAGAAAATGCCGACAAAAAAAGGTCAAAGTAAATATATCGAAACACCTGAAGCTATGTGGGAATTGTTTGAAGCTTATAGAAAAGAAGCTAAAAGCAACCCATTTGTAGTTACTGATTGGGTAGGTGGAATGGGAATGCAGGTTGAAAGGAAGAAAGAAAGACCATTAACAATGGAAGGTTTTAATCTATTTTGCTGGGATAAAATAAGTACAGTAAGGGATTATTTTTTAAATAAAGATGGAAGATATAATGATTATATTACCATCTGTTCGCGTATAAAAGAAGCTATAAGAGAAGATCAAATAGGTGGAGGCATGGCTGGAATCTACAATCCATCAATCACCCAGCGTTTAAATGGTTTAGTAGAGAAGACGCAAACAGATGTAAAAGTAGAACAAGGACTGTTCCCTGATGTAAAACCAGACTAATGGCTTTCATACGAACTACAGCGATTAACAAGATATTAAAGCTAAAGCGCTTCGTTCGTGGTGTACAAGGTGGAACATCAGCAGGTAAGACTTATGCTATACTACCGATCCTAATTGACATTGCCGCTAAGTCTGCATTTAGTGAGATCTCTGTCGTGGCAGAGTCAATACCGCATCTTAAACGTGGTGCTATGAAAGACTTTAAGAAGATCATGTACGAGACTGGTAGGTGGTTCGAGGATAGATGGAACGCTACGGACTTTAAGTACACGTTTGCGAATGGTTCACAAATAGAGTTCTTCTCGGCTGATAATGACGCTAAGCTTAGGGGTGCTAGAAGGGATTGGTTGTATATGAACGAAAGTAATAATATGACTTTCCATGCATACACCGAGTTGGCATCAAGAACTAAGAAAGGAGTTTATCTTGACTGGAACCCTACAAATCCTTTTTGGTTTCATGATGAACTAATAAACGATTCTGACGTAGACTTCTTAATAATAAACTATCAAGATAATGAGGCTTGTCCCGAGTCGGCATTAAACTTTATTCTAAAGGCAAAAGAAAAGGCAGACAAAGGATCTTCATTCTGGTCTAATTGGTTTAGAGTTTA